GACATCTACATGATCAACTACGAAAATCTTGGCTGGCTCTCGGAAACTTTGCAAACCTACTTCGTCAAGAAAGATCGTCCGATGCCGTTTAACGGAATCGTGTGGGACGAGATCAGCAAAATGAAAAACTCGGCCACCAACCGGGTTAAGGCATTCAAGAAGATCGCTGACAAGTTCGACTGGACCACGGGCCTCACGGGAACCCCTGCCAGCAACGGCTACAAGGATTTGCACGGTCAGTTTCTCGTGGTGGACAGGGGTGAGCGCCTTGGCACATCGAAGACGGCTTTCCGCACCCGCTTTTACAAGAAGGTCGGGCCGTACAAAGAAGTACCGTATGAAGACACCGAGGACACGATCAAAAAGTTGATTGGTGACATCACGCTTGAGATGAGCGCAGAGGACTACAACCCGCTGCCCGACCTTATGGTCAACAACGTCGAGATCGAGATGCCCGACGATCTGCGGGCCAAGTACGACAAGATGGAAAAGGAATTCTTCTTGGTGCTGGACAGCGGCAAGGAGGTCGAAGCCTTTAATCAAGCATCGCTGACCAACAAGTGTTTGCAGTTCTCCAACGGGGCCATGTATCCGATTGCCGGGATGCCCTTGTGGGAACCGATCCACGATCTCAAACTTGATGCACTTGAGGAAATTCTGGACGAAGCCCAAGGATCACCGGTGCTGTGCTCCTATGCCTATCGCAGCGATGCAGCGCGGATCATGGAAAGGTTCAAGCACCTTGACCCGATCAACTTGACCGAGTGTAAAAGCGAGGTGTCGTTAACCAACGCCATGCACCGTTGGAAGACTGGTGACTGTTCGCTGATGATCGGCCACCCAGCATCGATGGGTCACGGTATCGACGGCTTGCAAAAGAACGGTCACATCCTTGTGTGGTACGGCCTCAACTGGTCGTTGGACTTGTACGAGCAGTTCAACGCTCGTGTGCGCCGTCAAGGTCAGGGTGTGCCGGTGATCTGTCACCGCATCCTGATGCAAGACACGCTGGATCAAGCGCAAGCATTGGCACTCGATGAAAAGGCCACCACGCAAGCCGGTCTACGCAACGCAGTCAAACAATATCGTCAACAAAAAGGAGTGTGATACAATGTGTCACATCATCAACAGAAGGAGTAACCATGTCACGTATTACTAAATGGGATAAGCAAGCAATCGTTAAGGCAATCATGGCCGATGTGCCGATGCCAGATAAAACAAAACGTAAAGAAGAATTGCAAGCCGCAGTGGTCAAAGCTATGTCACCCGAGGCGCGAAAGTTATACAAAAATTGCCCTGAGGCACTTCGTACGCAGTGCATCGGTGAGTTAATTTACAACGGCATATGGTCTTCACGCGATATTATTGTTGGCGACGTGAAAGACAAAGTCGTTGACGAATTGTGCAAGAAATACAAAGAGGAAGATCAAAAGATTTCAGATGCACGTTGGTCACTCAAAGGCGCAATTGAAGCCTGTACCACAATCAAGCAACTCAATGACCGTTTGCCCGAGTTCAAAAAATATTTTCCAACAGTCGAAAAACCAACAGCTAATTTGCCAGCACTTGCGAATGTAGTTGCCGACTTGAGCAAACTGGGCTGGCCCAAGGGAGCGTCAAAATGAAAAACAAATGGTTGCCCCCAGCGGGAACAAAACTCACGCTGCCCTATATCGGCGTCAACGATCCACGTTTTGTGTGGACAACGGGGTCAGATGTACAAGCCCTGTGGCGCAAGTATGGCTGGATGCCACCCAGTGAGAACATGACACCGCCGCCACCCGAAAAGGTCATTGAAGAACCCGCATTTAACGTGTTGAAATTCAAATGAGAAAGCGCAGCAAGTACCGACCAAAACCGACGCTGGTAAACCCAGTCGGCTACGTCATCGAGTCTTTAAAACCGGTGACTTTTCACGAAAATTATTTGATCGATCTCAAGATCAAAAACAGTGAAGCAATGGTTGCGTTGCTGCGCGGCAACGCGACTCACGACGATCTAGACCTTCTTGTCGCCATGAGCAATGTCACTGAGGCGCTTTACCAATTAGGGTTTGGTGAGGACTACAAAGACGTTGCGATTGATGGACGTGAGGCAATCTTGAAGATTGTTTATCGCGCTGTTGAGCACAAACGATTCACGCCCACTGGTCCTGAGATTCAGGCACTCAATCGATTGATGGAACTGCATGATGCTCAGATGGACGTGATCACCATCAAAGACATGGAGCGTGCGCTCAAGTTCATTGATACCAAGATGCGTCACAAAGAGGCGACAAATTTACCGAAGGTGAGGATATGAACTGCTGCGACGAATACGGAAACTGCAATCAGGGACGCAATTGCCCTGTGCGAGTGGCAAGGGTGGGATGGAGTTATCCGCGCTGTCACAGTTGCATTGGCTCACAGTGGCGCAGATACCTGCGTCCTGCGGCCAAGTGCATATTGACAGTTTTATTGTGCTGGCTGATCGGCTGCTTGTTTTTGTTTTTTGTCGTATAACGACCAAGCTACACCGGCCAGCGTTGAGATGGCTCCAACGACAGCATCAAGCGTTGTGCCGGTGATGCCAAACGACATCAGGAAACCACCACCGACTGATGTCAACAGGTGGCGAACGATTGCGGAAACAATTGCGTCATTCATGGGTAATCCTTAAAAGGTAATTGAAAGTGAGGGCCATCTTTGAATTGCTTCCAGTCCCCGCCCCACTCAAGAGGGATTTTTAAATCTGCCGCAGCAGTCTTCATGGCTTTGGCAATCTTGTCGTACAAAGGCCATGACCAATCAACCTGATCGTCAACCCATGCACCCAGATCGACAGCGTGGCCTGTCAGATGGCGTGACTTTAATGTTTGACTTGCGCCAGCCTTGACCAGTTCACGTTGGCGCTCAATGGTTCGTAGACCCTCAAGCACCGTAAAGTCCACGGCACTAATCTCGATAGCGTGCTGCACCACTTTGACCAGATCAGGATGCACACCTTTGAGGCGCATCACGGAACGTGGGCCAAGACTAGGCATCAGTGGCCCTTGAGCCAGCTAAGACCGAAACCCACGGCACTGGAAATAAATGACACAAACGCCATGCCTGCCCAGAATCCACCGCGCCCCTGATTGGCAAGCGCGACTAGTTTTTCTAACTGGTCTTCCATCTTGTCCATCTTGGTTTCCATTTGGTCAAATCGACGTTCGTAGTCTTGGACTTTTTGCCACAAGACTCCGTATTTCACTGGATCAATTTCAGGTGCGTTCATGGTCTGTTCGGGGCCATATTGTTGAGTTCAATTACGCGCACTGGCTGATTGGCAAGCGCGTTTGTATTGTAGCGATCAGGAGCCAACGCATTTACACCAGTAGTCACAGAACCTGTGACCGCAGCTTTTGCGCCAGACGACCATTTGTTTGGATCAGCAATCAACCCAAGCACACGGCTGCGTTCTGCTGCGGGCAAAGTCTCCAGCAGTGCTGCCGCACCTTCTGGGGTCTTGGATGCCTCGGTCAACATTGCCATTGTCTTAGCGCCGATTTTGTTCTCCAAGATGTTTAAAGCCTTGTTGGTCGTCGCAGCCACGGCGCTCAAGTACGAAGGTACGCGCAGCTTGGACATGTTTTCCAACAGCAACTGTTTCAAGGCTTCTTGACCGCCAGACACTTGCGATTTGATGTTGGCATCGCGCACCACCTTTTCCGCTTCAGTTTTGAGCGTAGACATGGTGTTGTCGGCCAACTCGGATGCGATGTTGTAGTTGCCCTTACCGAGAAACTTTTCAACAGTTTCAGGGGCTTCATTGGTGACCAATCGCACAAACTCGTCTTTGTTAGTTTTCCACAATTTCAAGGCTTCGCCAGACAGTTTGCGTTCGGCGATCTTCTGCATACCCTTGGTGTAGTCAGCCAAGTATTGACGGTAGCCAGAACCACCAGCGGCTTCCACAGCGTCAATGAGTACAGGCTTGATGTCGTTCAGCACACCAGCGGCTAGATTGCGTTGAGCGGTGGCATCCATACCCGGACGAAGTTGCTGAATTGCGGCATTAACTGAGTTTTTACGAATGGCATCCAGTGCCTTGGCATCAATGATGCCGCCGCTGTTGGTCCATTTTGCAATATCGTCGGCCACATTTTTCAATGCGCCTTGCACGATGTCGTTACCTGCAAACTCAGGATTGTTGCCAATAGCCTTGACGCTGTTGACCAACGATTCGCCTTTCAGCGGAGCAATGCCAACAGAACGCAGCGCATCGGCAGCACCTTGGGCAAACCGTGCACCTTGACCTAGATCAAGGGAAGCATTGGCAGCTTGCGATGCCCATTCATCAGCTTGCTTACCAAGTTCGCCAAAGTATGTGTACTTGGTTGCACCGACTGGTAAGTTACGCTTGATCAAATCAAGTCGTGCCCATGCGTCGGCTGCTTTACCTGCGCTAATGAGATCACGAACTTTTTGCACTTCGGCAGCAGCTTCCGCGCTCAGTTTGCCAGCTTGCGCCTCATAGTCAGCCACAGCTTTGCCCAAATTCGCACGATTGAGGGCAGCATCGCGCTGGGGACCCGTCATGGCGTTAAGTGCATTTTTGGCATTCTCGACAGTGCCACGGGCTTCGGCAGCCGTAGAACCACCGGCCAACTTAGCCAGCGCGTTAAGTGACACTTCACCTTGAGACTTTTCAAGGGCAGCAAGAAACCGTGGATCACGTTTGGACACACGATCAAGCAACGCTTGCCATGTGGGACTGTTGATGTTTGCGGTAGCCTGTGCTGCACTGACACCCTCACCCTGAGATGCTTTGAGTGCGTTGAGCACTTCGGGCAAGTCTGGACCAAGAGCGTTGCGTGCAATGTCAGCAGCCTTGTTCTTGGGAATATTTTTCAGATCGACCAGTGCACCGACGCCTTTGGCGATCAGTGGACCAGCGACGCGCCCACCCGCTTCAAAGGTTGCACCTTCGAGGATGTTACGGACGGGTTCTGTAACCTGTGCCGCACCTTGACGTGGGACCTTCATACCCATTGCCACATCAGCGGCCTCTAGGCCCTCTTTGGCGATGCCGTAGCCCAAACCAGCGCCAGCGACACCACCTGCGGCTGTTCCCACGGGACCAGCACCAAACGTACCAGCAGTTGCACCAAGCAGACCACCACCAATCGCACCACCAGCCTCAACGAGTGGGGCAGCATAGGGGCGAACAGCTTGGTAAATCTTTTGACCAGTCGTCAATTCTTTGCGTGCACCGGGCACTTCATTTGGCGCAACTTGTGCAACCGATGGACGCAGCGATTCGGGCAACTCGGGTTGTTGTGGTTGAGTCAGGCTTGGCAGTTGAGCCTGAATCAAGGTTTGCGCTTGCTCGGGTGTCGTACCCTCAGGCACTTCAAAACGAGCAACGCGACCATCGGGAAGTTGGAAGCGTGCTACTGGCATTATTGTTCAAACCCTAAGAATTTGACGCTGCCTGCGGCAGCGGGAGCAGCACCGGGAACTGCGGAAGCAGCGCCAGTGTTACCAGCTTTTTTCTGCATGACTTCCACACCACGACGGATCACATCTTGGTATTCACGGGCAGCTTTGACAAACTCGGTCTCACTTTGAGCAGCAGACATGCGAGTGCGGGCAGCAGTTGCTTTAGCACCTTCTGTTTCAGTAATTGCACCAGCGCCTTTGAGCACGTTGAATGCTTCCAAAAATGCCGCACCTTTGACCTGATCGAATAATGATTGAAAGTCGGCAGCGTCTGTGCCGGGGATAAATCGGAAACCGGGTTTCCAAGTTGTGCCCACGGCATTCTCAAAACCAGCATGAGGAGCCGTAGCGGCTTGAACAACTTTGCCTGATTTGTCACGCACTTCCTGCTTACCGACCATCTGATCGATCAAGTTCACGGCATCTTGAGCATTCGAGATCACGCCCGGCAACGCTTGTTGTGCGGCAACATTACCTTTGGCAATCGCTTCACCTGTGGCTTTAGCCGCAGCCATTTGTTGCTGGAACACTGGGTCTTTGGCGCGTTTGTTTTCGTCTTCCATGACAGCCACTCGACGGCCTTCCAGACCAATGCGTTGACCTTCTTGTGCAATACGTTGACGTTCCGCTTCGGTAAGCGTGGTGCGCTCAATGTACTTATCCATGCCTAAAGCATTTTTCTGTTTCCATTGTGCAAAACCTTGAGGGTCTTGAGGAATTTGTTGAACGGCTTTTTCAAAAGGCACGCGACTCACCACGCTACCCATTACAGGATCTTTGTATTGAGCCGCCAACCATGTCGCCGCATCTTGCGGATTGTTCACATTTACCAAATCATTTTTAAACAACTCGGTTTGCTTAATCGCAGCTTCAGCTTTAGTTTTGTTTGCCGTCGCAAGTTTGCCCTCAGTCTCAGCCATTGATGCTTGCAACTTGGGGATTTGACTGCCTAAATTTTTGGTAGCCAATTCTGCAAACAATGCGTTTTTATCGACAGCGCCAGTTTGAGGATTGAAATGTTTGGCGTATAACGCATCAAGCGCATTTGCAGCAATATCTTCACGTTGTGCTTTACCTAACGTGTATTGAGCAAGTGCGTTTTGGTTTTGTGCGTTTTGAATCTGCGAAACCTGCGCCAATTGATTCAGCGGGTTTGGCACTTCAATGCCGCGAACACCTAGTGCAATATTTGGATCGATGGGCATGTGTATTCCTTATCCGGCAGGCGTATAGCTTGAGCGACGTGCCAATGCGTTTGCCAAATCTTGATTGGCCGAGTAGTTCAGGTATGTGTTCAAACCACCAGTCAACGCATTCGTCGCGCCCACGTTACCGGCAGCGGTGGCAGCACCTGCGCCAGTAATGTTTGAGCCAGCGGTCGCACCGTAAGTACCAGCAGCAGTGCCCACATTGCCAGCAGCATTTTGACCACTTGTAATCAAACTACCCAGCGGCTGCAATTGATTCGCACGATTGGTTTGATAGCGGTTGAACGCATTGGTGTATTCGTTTGACGCATAGTCTTGACCAAAACGGGTCAAGGCTTTGCCAGTACCACCGGATAAAAGGCCACCACGGGCAGCGGCGCTGCGCTCCAATGCCTTTTGACCTTCGGCCAAACGGAATGCGTAACCGGGATCAGCCGTGAAATCAGACATGCTGAAATCTTTGGCGTACTTGCCATAGTCGGCAGCAGTTTTGTCACCGCCCAAACCCATGAGTTCGAGAAGTTTGTTTTGACCCGTGATACCAGCAGCGCGATAAGGTTCTTGCAGAGCCTTTTGTTCTTGGTAGATTTGATAGGCAACACGATTGGCTTCAGCGGCAGCTTGAGCCTGTGTAGCGGCTGCGCTTTTTGCAGCGTTTGCACCAATCAAAGAACTGCCAAAAATCGCAGCAGGGACGGCAAATTTGGAAATGGTCGCACCTAGACCAGCACCCGACAACAAACCTTGTCCCGTTGTACCTGCACCACTTGCCAAAGCCTCAAACTCAGCAGCACTAATTTTGCCCGAGTTGAACGCATCGACAGCTTGTTGACCAGTCATGGTTTCGCCGCCACCAAACAAACTTGCGGCTTTGTCGTATGCAGTACCATAGTTGGCAAGATTACCTTCCATCGCACCATAGCCGCCTGTACCCAATTGAGCCAGTTGACCCACAGTCGAACCTAGCTGTTTTTGTGAGCCTTCGCTAACCAGCTTTGATGTGACAAGGGATGAGCCGGGCAACAAATAGTTACCCGCAAGAACAGCACCGGATTCAGCGGTGTCTCGAATATCAGTCCAAAAACTCATTAGGTCACCTCACGTCCGCTTACGCGCATGTTGATGGATGTTGCAGTACCTGCAATTGTAGAGATGAAGTCGCCGGGACTCAACACTTGACCCACAAGTTCTGGGAATGTGTATACCTCGGACGGCTGCAAAGTCTTGGTTTTGGTGATCAAGTTCAAGTTACCAGCGGAGCCAGCAGACGTGACCAAGTTGACACTGATGGTCGCGGCAGCCGAGTTGTAGTTGGTCGCGGTAAATTTATCGATGATGGTTGTCACTCCAGTCGCTGTGTACTGGGTTGTTTGTGCCGCTTCGACGATCTTAGCGGGGACGAGGACTTTAACGGTCACTGTCATGGCTTACTCCAAAAGTAGGACGTTATTAGGGGTGTATTGTGTCATTATCCAGTTTGAGCCGTCAGACACAAGGGTGCAGGTTTCTCCAGCCACAGCGGCAAGAATTGCCGTGCCAGCCGCGCCCCCAACAAGGGGAACCACGTTTGAGGAAGCCGAGACAAGAGTCTGGGCTTGATAATTTTGAAAGTACAACACTCGCCCGGTGTACGAGGCGGCTGCTGGCAATGTCACAGTACAGGATGATCCTGACTTGTTGTTGATCAGCCAAGTCTCACCAGCGGCCACCGAGAAGTTGGCAGTTTTGGTGACAGGTGCACCACCAGCGCCAGCAATGACCGAGGCAGGGGTTACATTGGTCCAGTATGTCCCGTTGTATTGCATCAGATCATTGGTTGCCAATGACCCAAATTGCACGTTGGAGTCAGTGCCACCCAAAGTGGACGACGATCCAATCTTGACAAAGAAGGAACCAGAGCCACCGCTACCAGCGTTGATCACTGTGCCGATTTGCACCTTAATGTTGGGTGCGCTAGGTTTGACTTTTGTCGGGTTACCCGTAGTTGGGTTGTACCAAATGTCGTCGTTGTCGGCCCAGACTTCGCCAAATGCAGTGCCGTTGGTCGTGATGCCGTGAACAATGCCAAAGGTAGTAATGCGACCAAACCCATTGGTTGCAATTGATTCTGTGGCTACGCCAAGAATTTGATCAGCGTCAGTGATGCCGGTGGTTGCGGGAGCAAATTGCAACACACCTGATGCACCCACAGTGCCCGTCTTGTAGATGATCTGCAAAGGGCTGTCGGTAATCGTGGACGAGGCTTTACCGTAGATAAAGATTTCCTCACCCACCTGCTGCGTGATGTTGTTGTTTCCCATTTTGGCGTTGAACGACCCAGTGGTCGAATCAAACCAAAACTGACCAGCGGTTGTGCCGATCCAAGGTGGCGCTGTGTCAAAGCCAAGATAGGGAACCCAGTCAATGTTGACAGCGGAAAGCGTACCTAATGATGGTTTTGGCAAAACTTCCAGTTCTTGACGCACGTCATTGATCTGAGCCTGAAGTTCACCGGTTTCAGGTGAAGGATTTAGGTCTTTTTCTTTCCTGAGATTGATGATGTCTTCGGAGTAATCAATCGCGGGAGGTTGCGTACCAACCTCATCAGCAAGTGCGCGAAGGGCCGCATCGTAGGACGCCATTAATGATTCAGGACTTGGTCCAACACCATCGTCCACCACAGCCGTAGCCACGTTGAACAAACCGATGAAAAACATATACCATTCACGCGAAATCAGCCCCGTGCGCTGATCGATGATCGCTACTCGCGGGGGCGTGATTGGGGTGGGGGTCGCGCTAGGATTAGGCATTTGTCGGACTAATCAGTAGTTCTGCACCCATGATGGCCGTACTCACTGGATCGGTCATCGACAATTCATACACACGGTCGCGCAATTTCAACGTCATACCAAGACGACGGAAAAATACGCGCTTGTAGTATTGACCAATTTTGCCAACGGTTGCCTCATGTTCATTCGACCAAGTGTGGCCGCCGTCATCGGACCAACGAAGCATGACTTTGGGGTCTTCACCTTGAATCGGGCTACCCGTTGGACCAGCGTTCAAACCAACGCCTGACTCCATGTCAATCTGCAAACTGTGATGCGCTGTGCGACGCAGGTTGTTTTGACCCGTGGGCAGCGCACGCCATGTGCGTAACCATTTTTGGATGCTGCCGTTATCTGAAAAATCATTCAGATCAAAGGCGTAAATGTTGCCATTTTCAAAGTCGCCCACGATGACTTCATTGTTGAAGAACATCTGACAATTGCTACGATGACGTGTAAATGCACCATTCGACCAGCCAGCACGCTCATGCCACGCTTGAGTCGCCACATCGTAGACCCAAGTAGTGTTGGCGCTTGGGAAAATGAGCACGTAGAAGCTGTGGCCGTCCTGCTGATAGGTGTAAGCAACCGCATCAGACAAGTCGCCATATTGTTGAATGTGCCATTCGACAGCGTGGGTCGAGATGCGTGTACCGGTGTAGCCATTGGCACGGTACACGATGCCTTGACCACGAGCGTCTTTGCCCAACCAAAACAAACCGTTGTCCATCTTGGCAATTGAGTAAGCAGCAGCGCAGCCTAATTCATTAAACGCACCCTGAATGCGTTGGAGAGGAAAGTCGGTAGCGCCGGTGTCATACCACACCTCGACACTGTTTGTGCCATACACCCATACTTCACGGTGATCCACGATGATGCCCACCACGCCGTCAGGAGAACCTTCAGCACTGGCAAAATCAAGTGGATCAATCGATGTACCATCCAACAATTGAGTGACCCAGATTTTTTGACTATTGGGTTCATTGAATACGAAATAGCCGTCCAAATAGCCCACTGTGCCAGCACCGGGGAAATCGGGGTCAGTGATTGCACCGAAAACATTCGTGTTTTTGTTGTAGATGTAGCTTGGTCCGTTACAGGCAATGAACAACTGCGTGCCGTTGTCAGCCATGCTGACTGGTCCGGTTCCTGTCACATTACCGATTTTGGTGGCAGTGTAGGAGGTGTCGATTTTGTACACATCAGTGCCCGAAACAACGTACCCGTAACCACCGTAAGACCATTCACCACGGATCGGTCCAAACCCTAATGTCGCAAGCAAGCGAAGGCCGGGAGCGCGTTGCAAAAACGCAGGCTCCTTGCCACCTTCAGGAACGATTTCAGGAAAAAGGTTCACCATACGCGCATCCGCAGCATTGACACTGCGTGCAACATAGGTCGATCCAAGAATGGGCGTTTTCATCAGTAGTTACCGGCGTAGATGTTATAACGCTGACGTGTTGCCACAATCGCATAAGGCATTGCCATCACATCATCTGGGTTGTTAATGCGCTTGAGATCGCGCTTAGATGTCATTGCGATGCGTTGCACTTGTTGCGACGGTTCCACACCCATCTCAGGAGCAAATTCCATTGCCAAGTTGTACGTGAATGCACGTAGATAACCGGGTGGAAAATGCAACTCAGTAGCCAAGGTAGCGGGTTGTGTCAGTTCCTCAACAGAGATGAAGTGGAACTCCAACTCACGAGTTGGCTTGGGATAGATGTAAATGTCAAGATCAGGGAACGTGTTGTTCACAAACATCACTTGAGGATAAGTCGAGGTCACAGTCTTAACTGCGATACCGTCATACTGTTGCTGATTGATCAGCTTGATACCGTAAGACACACCCGTGCTTGGGTCTTTGAAGTACGTAGCGTCATCAACCAGAATGGGACGCACGGCAGTACCGTTTGTTCGCACCAATGAACCAGTTGGACCAAGGGTGGCATTGATTGAGCCAACAGGCCACAGCACTATTTGATCAATGGTTGAAAAAACGGAAAGGCGCTCGGTATTCCACGAATCGATCATCTGATTGAGCGCCATCAGACAATCTTGCGACATGGCGGCTGAAGGCGTTTCACCTTCGGCAAGCACACCTAGCAATCGCAACGCTCGGTTGATTTGATCGCCTGCGGTATACGTTGCCATGTCACTCTCCTTGGTCGGCTTGCGGTGCTAAAAAGTCAGGCACTGCGGGTTCTTCAGCTTTGCGGCGACGACCGCGCTTGGGGGCCTCTGGTTCAGCTTCTGCTGCTTGTGGCTCCGCTACTTCGACAACTGGCGAAGGCGTTTCCAGAGTATACCGTGTCCAGCCATTTTGTTCATCAAATTCAGCTTCGGCTTCCATATTGGCAACTTTTGTGCCATGAACAGGGTGTTTGAGATAAATGATGGGCATAGTTGAGAAAGGGGCCGAAGCCCCTTTGGTTGGTTAGGCAGCAGCCATGATGGTCCAGTTCGTACCGTCTTCGCAGACCAGAGTCGCCCATTTACCAGCGGTAGCAGCAAGAATTGCTGTACCCAAGGTAGCCGAGGTCAAAGGTCGCACGTTAGACGATGCGGTGATCACCGTGTATGTGCCAGAAAGGTTTTTGATGGTCACAGTACGACCGATGTAAGCGGAACCGCTGGGCAGCGTCACAGTGACGTTGGCAGCAGAGCCGTTACACACGACGTAGTTCTCATCATCGCCCAATGTAAAACTTGCGGTTTTGGTGACGGGCGCATTCAGATAAAACGCAGTAAGCGCAGGATCAGAATATGCAACACCGACGGGTTTGTTGTTTGACATGATGGTTCCTTTAAAAACGGGGGCCGAAGCCCCCATTTACGTTTAGGCCAAGCGATACAAGGTCCAAGTGCCATCACCGGTTTTACGGGCACGGAAAGCACCAGTAGTACCAGCGGTAGCAGCAATGGTTGCCAAGCCAACAATTGTCCAGCCTGTACCAGCGGTCATTGTGATGACACCAGAAGAAGAACCGTCCACGTTGGTTACGCTAAAGTCAAAAGAGCTATTCACTTTTGCGCTAGGTACTGCTGAATCGAGGCTAGAACCTGTGGGCAGAGTGTAAGCAGCAGCAGAAGAACCGGGAGAACCCAGCAAAATGCCGCCAGTGATTTGAGCGGTGGTCAGAGTAGCAGTAGCAGTAGCAGTTTGAGCAGCGGGTTGAACGCCAAGCTGAACTTCGTTCAGGTTGCCGTCGCCAACTTGATAACCGCCTGCGCCGTTAGGGAGTGCCATGATGAATTTCCTTAAAAAAGAGTTTACGAAGAAAGGGGCCGAAGCCCCGTTTCAGATTAGCCCCAGATACGAGCAGCCATTTGTGGACGAATTGCGCTGTAGCCGTACAGAACGTCGATACGGCAAGGCAAACGGTCGTTGTTGATGTCGTACTGACGCACAACACGCAAGCTGATACCGTTGTGCACAGCACGAGCAGCCATGTCCACACCTTGAGGCAACAACAAGTCAGCGGTCGCAAATGTGATCGCATCTTTGTGGTACACCAAGTTTTGTGGGTAGCTAGTAGCAGCGGAACCAACCATAGTCACTGCGGCGCTTGCTTGTGGGAAAGCGTCAACGGTAGCCAAGGCTTGATCGGCAGTGTACAAAGCAGGGCTGATGCTCAAAGTGGCAGTAGAAGAACCAGAAGTGGCAGCAGTCACGGTGAACTGTTGCAACGAACCAGTCGATTCACGAGTTTGTGGGTTGACTGCGTACACACCAGCAATGGTGAACACGTCGCCCACGTTCCAAGTTTTGCTAGAGCCAGTGAAGCTGATTGGCAAAGTGGCTTGACCTTGTGTAGACACAGTCGAAGTCACAGTGATGCTTGTACCCCAAGAACCGGTCAAGTGTTGCTTGATCGATTGAGACATGTTGATCTCGTCAAAGCCCAACACGCCTTCACCCATCATGCCGTTTTTGAATTGGCGGCTGATAGTGTCGGTGGGGTTGAACAAGCCTTTCATGCCTTCGACCAAGCCAGCGTTAGCGGCAGGGTTGACGGTAGCGTAACGAGGAGACATGGTGGCTGCATTCTCGTTCAGCTTTTGTTGGGCTTGCAACAGAACCAGCGAAGTGCCGGGAGTTGTACCGGGAGTACCGACAGAGTTGTAGATGCTCTTGTAAGCACTTGCAACATCGGCGTCCACAGACGAAGCCAACTGGCTGATACGGGGCTTCAACACACGCTCTGCGAAGTCGTCCAATTGCATTGTCAATTCAGCAGACGTGAAGTTCACGCCGATGTGCTTTTGGCTAGACACAGTCAAAGTTGTGTACTGTTCGTTGTCGTCCTGAACTTGCAGGGCAGCACCGTCAGTCACCAGAGCGCGGTCGGGCAAACGGATACGCAAAGTTGAACCGATCTTTGCACCTTCAACAGCGAAGCTGTCGTCGTACTGGCGGTTCACGTTACGGGTGATCACCAAGTTGTTCTCGAGGATTTCGAGAGCCTTACGGGTGATCATGTCAATGGTTAAGATACTGTTAGACATTTTGGTCCTTTAAAAGTTAGCGGGCCATCTGGGCTTGGCGTTTCTTAATTTGGCGTTGCCGTTCGGCTTCAATCCACTGCGAGTCACTCATGGTCTTCGTGGAACGAGGATCAGTTGTGTCATACACAGGTGGTGTGTTGCCACGGGCAGTCACCGGATTAATTGGCGCTGGCGCAGATGAAGTTTTTTTCACAGGAGGATTAGAAGCGATTTTTACTTCAATCTTCCCAATCTCTTTTGCTTGCAAGTAAGGTGACAAACTGGCAATGCGTTCGGCCTCTTTGGGATTGGTTCCAAGGTAGTAAGCTACATCGGGGCCAATGTCCGAGGACTGAATCGCTTCAAGCATGACGTTGGTGATGGGCAGGTTTGGGTTACGAGTGACTTGGTCAAAGTCGTCGTATTTGTCCCGGGCCTTTTCTTCACTTTCCTCATACGCAGCAATCGTTTTGCTAAACTCCTCTTGCTGCTTGCGTTGCTTGAGCAATTGTTCGGCTTTGACAGTTGCCAGTGCGTCAGCATAGGCTTCATCAGAGTCGTATTGATCACGCGACGGTGCACCTTGAGGTGTTGCTTGCAATATCTGAGTTTCCTTCAGACGTGCTTGCTGCTCTCGTTCCCATTTGCGTTGCTCTCTTGCAAGCCGTTTACCAATAGCTGCATCGAGTTCTTCCTGCGTGAATACCTTCGACGCTGGTTGTTCTACGTGCTCACCATCAGCAGGGACTTCCGGCGCGTTTTCTACAGCAGATGGAGTGGCCGTCACTTCCGGTGCTGGCGCGGGTGCTACTTCCGCTAGGTTTTGGACTTCATCAGTCATGGTTTCCGAATCCTTAGATTCCCCGGTCTACTGGGCCGGT